GTCACTTTTGAATTAGCCATGATAAACTCCTTTGATTGGCTTACTTTTAGATACTATAACAACCAGAAAAAATTGTCAACCGTTTTTTTCTAGTAATTTTAAGATATGCTGGAACTCCTGAATCGTCTCACGATAGATGGAGGCCTGCACTTGGTCCACATCGACCCGTCCTGAGCCTACCCCAGGATACTGCTCGATGATGCTTTCGAGAGCGTTGACCCGCTCCTTATAGATCCCGATCCGGTCCATCAGGAACAGTTTCGGGTCGTTTCTTATAAAGTCCGTAGGTGTCATACTTCAGTTTCCATTGCCATTATCTAGATCTTATACCGGTCTGGGGAAAATGTCAACCAGAAAGTGCACTTTTTTCGAAAAAAAATTAGTCAATAGAATCAATGGGTTATGCCGCGGCCGGAAAAAACCCTTATATTTCAATGGGTTAGCCCGAAGCCCAGAAAAACCCTTATATCTCAATGGCTTATTTTTTTTCAAAAAAATGCATTTTTCTGGTTGACATTTCCCTAGAACTGTTATAAGATCTAGATAATGGCAATAGGGAATAAAGACATGAACGAATACGTATCGAGCTTCGTAGAAGCAATCCTTGAGAACGACACAAATCAAGAACTCAACGCCGTGGTCGTGGCCACGATCGTAGAAAAGCACCACGTGGGTAATGGGTACTTCTCGTTCGACGGGATCCTTGACGACCTCACGGACATCTTGGGTTACGAGCCTGCCAGCAAAATTCTTGGAAATTGCTGAAAATAACGGTTGACATTTCTTTGAAAATAATATAAGATCTAGATAATGGCAATAGGAAATCAGTCAATGACTTATGATCAAGAAATTAAAATGTTCGGTATGACCAAAGAACAGATCAAGAAGGAATACATCCAAAGCTTTACATCGTACCACAACGGTATTGAGATGCAGCTCATGATGATCCTCTCCGACGCCCAAGAACTCATGATGTTCGATAGCGAAGAGCATCGTCACAGAGATCGTGCCCGTCAAATGTTGAACGTGGCTAAGTACATTCTCTCAGAACAACAGATCAGCAAAATGCAAAAGAAGGTAGCTTAATATGACGAACTTAGAATTAGCCGAAGCGATGCGCCATGGCCTATTCGCAGATCGCCCGAACGTAAAGCAGGCGTGGGACGAAGTATTCGAGATGATCGAACGCCTTCCATGGTCTCATAAAGCTGGAGCTACCACTTCGATCATGGTTCTCATGAATACAATCTCAAAACAAATCATTGAAAATGAACAGAAAGCAAACTAACATGAATACGTACACTTTTACAAGTAAGAGTCGTAGCTACATTGTCAAGCGACTCGACTCGCTTCGCGCCAGCGGCTGGAAAGTCAAAGCCCAGCACGCTCATCCGGATGGTGGGATCACGACGACTCTGGTGAGGTAACCATGCAGCTCAGCTACGAACTCACGCTCAAGAACGGTAAGAGGGTAGGCGTCTGGGACGAGCGCGCCAGTGGAGGCATCATCGACAAGTACGTCGGTCCGTTCGCGGATCCGGTGGAAGCGAATGCCTACGCCGACGACTTCACGGAAGCGTACAGCATGGGCTACAACGGACGAGCCCGTCTCACGATCATGAACGACGCAATCTACGTTGCGTGTACCCGCTGGACATCTTGTGATTGACAAATAAATCAAACCATGGTAGTATCGACTATGAACCCTAAGAACTTTAAAGTCAGACTAGTATACTCTCCTCCTGTGTCAGTATCATGGTGGCTCTGGGAAGATCCCGAGATGGAGATCACCGGCATGGTATCGTATTGGAAAGCTGACATGTCGACGGAAGACGGCGTCATGCCCTCTTCGTCTTACCAATTGTTCTGGCCGGTAAATCCATGGCACGAATTAGAGAAGGTTGAAAATGGCAAAATCGCTGCTCAAAGTACGTAAGATCAAGAAGCCTAAGACCACCAAGTCCGAGACGTATCTCGTCAACTTGAAGTACTTAGGCGACGAGCCCGACTCAACCAAGCTGTCGACGCAGGCGGACTGGGCGAAGGCATTCAACTGGTACCACAGCATGTGTACCCGTGAAGATGCCCGTCAGTATCTCAAAGACTACTTCGCCAGCGACAAGTCGATGCTGAAGAAGATCACCAAGATCCCCGACGCGCACATGCCGTACACAGCGGCGTGGCAGTGCCGCATCTGGAAACGCATCGGTAAACCTATCGACGGTGAGTCGCTCGAGCGCGTACACCGGTGGATCGACGAGGCTTCATCCTTCGCCCGCGAGGAGAAGCCGAAGGAAGACAAGCCCGAGCGTCCCACGATCCAAGACCGCATGAAGGAGAAGATCTCCGAGCTCATCGGCGACATCGAGGTGCTGTACGACGCGGATATGCCCGTCGACCTGTACTCATATCTCCAGAAGAAGGAGATCCCCGCGATGTACACCGGCCGGATCGTCGAGTACTACAAGCCGATCCTCGAGGAGATGCAGCTCGCCGCGGCCGGTGAGATCGAGGGCTATGAGTCGTACACCAAGAAGTGGCTCCGCGATCGAGTGGCCATGCTTGAGAAGATGATCGACGACGCCAAGCGCTACGGAGGCAACGTCAAGAAAGCCCGAGCACCACGTAAGAAGAAAGCACCCACCGCTGAGAAGCTCCTGAAGCACTTCGTCTATCAGAAAGAAAGCAATGAGTATAAACTACAATCGTGTGACCCCGCAAAGATTATCGGCGCTCAAGAACTGTGGACCTTTAATACTAAGTATAAAACTCTTAGCGTTTTTAGGGCTCGCGGCCCTGCTGGTCTCAGTGTACGGCGCACTACTATTGATGGCTTTGATAGCGATTCTTCCGTGACGAAGACCCTGCGCAAGCCCGACGAGGTCTTGAAGAAGGTGCTGACCGGCGGGAAGCTGGTTCTTCGCAAGCTCATGGATGACCTCAAGACCAAGCCCATGAAGCTGGCCGAGCGCATCAACGAGAACGTGATCCTCGTTAAGGTTTCATGATCGCCTCAGGCTGCCTATAAATAGCCTATAGGTAGCCAGAGAAAGCGCTATGACAAACATCATACAATTCCCAAAAAACAACTCAAACCCGTTTGGTCTTGAGCAGAACTCTCCCGATCTCTTAGTTGAGGTGCGGAAAGAGTTCTGCGACGAAGTCGTATCCGACGCGCTCGACGCGATCGTTGCCGTCTTCGCGAGCTACGGTATAGTATCAAAGGGCGACGTCTCATCCATCAAAGACATCGTCTTTCTCGAAGAGTCTCTCAAAGCTTTGACGTATCGTCATAAGAATCTAGAACACAGCCTTCATGAGATCATCGATCATACGATTACAATCTCACCAGAACTAGAAAAGCAGATCGAAGAAAAGTACACACAAAAAGATTTGACATAACCCACACACCGTTATATAATCTTATATAGTATAAATTTGATGGAAACATATCATGATCATCGTCGACTTTCACCAAGTCATGATCGCCAACCTGATGACTCAGCTCGGTAATCATACCAACACACCCATCGAGGAAAGCCTATTCAGGCACATGGTCCTCAACTCACTCCGCTCGTTTCGACAGAAGTTCAAGGAGTACGGCGAGATGGTAATCGCCTGCGACGACAAGAACTTCTGGCGCAAGCAAGTCTTTCCGTACTACAAGGCGAATCGCAAGAAAGCTCGCGATAAGTCTGAGATCGATTGGAACACGATCTTTGAGTACTTCGGTAAGATCAAAGCTGAGATCCGTGAGAACTTTCCGTACCGCATGGTGCAGGTCGACACGGCTGAAGCCGACGACATCATCGCCACTCTCGTTCAGCGTTTTCAGAACGACGAAAAGATCCTCATTCTCTCAGGCGACAAAGACTTTATCCAGCTTCACACAATGCCGAGTGTCAAGCAGTACGATCCGGTTCGCAAGAAGTTTATCACTCACAACGATCCATTTATGTTTCGCTTCGAGCACATCATGAAGGGCGACGCTGGCGACGGCGTTCCAAACGTCTTGTCCGACGACGACACATTCGTCACCGACAAGCGCCAGCGCCCTATGACACAGAAGCGCATCGACGAAGCCTACGCCTCGTGTGTAGGAAGCACGGTCGAATCGTCGATAGATCGAAACTTCCAGCGCAACAGGCAGCTCATCGACTTAAACTGTATACCGCCTCACATCACCGAGGCTATCAACGCGGCGTACGACGCCGAAGCCGGCAAAGATCGCAGCAAGATGTTCAACTACTTCATATCATACAAGCTTAAAGGCATGATGGATTCTATCGGAGACTTTTAACATGGCAAGGTTCAGTGTATCAGAGATCTTAAAGAGGTGCAGTGAGTATAAGAAGAAGGAGGAGCGCGTCGAAGCGCTTCGCGTAAACTGCAATGAGTCTTGTAAGATCGTTATTCAGTATATGTTTCACCCCGACGTAAAGTTCGCCCTGCCCGACGGCAAGCCTCCCTTCAAGTACTCGCAATTTGACGAGCAGAACATGCTTCACAGCGAAGCGCGTCGACTCTACTTATTCCTTGAGGGCGTCAACCCAGACATGAAGCCGCTCAAGCGCGAGACCCTATTTCTTGAGATCCTTCAGTCGGTCACTCCCGACGACGCCGACCTTCTCATCGCGATGAAGGATAAGAAGAGTCCATACAAGGGTCTCACCTACGACGTCGCGGTCGCCGCTTTTCCGGAGCTCTTCCCCAAATGAATCGCTATGGTAACTTTAAAAAGTTATTCGCTAAGGCTAAAAAGAAAGATACTTTCGTTAAAGAAGAAGCGATGATGACGTTTAAAGAACTAAAGCGCGAGCAGTACCTTAAGAATCATAAGAACTATGATAACGCTTTGAGGTCTAAAAACCTTGATCGTCTTATGTCATACGACGAGGAATAGATGTACGACTTTATATTCGCCTTAGGATACACCCTGATACTTATGGGCGTGGCTACCTACTACTACTTTCAAGGTAAGAAGGTGGGAATCGAGGAAGCCTGCTCAGTCTTTAAGGAGAAAGAACCTAAGGCTTTCGCAAACATGAGAAACAAATTATTGGAGGACTTAAATGTCCGAGCAGAAGATTGAAGAAGAGCTCAGGTCTATATTCATAGACGAGACCTACAACTTAGAAGTTGAAAAAGAAAATAAAATTATTTTGCCTGAGTATATAGTCAAAGATATGGTTGCTCAGGGTTTAGATCCATTAAATAAAGATGACATCCAAACCTACTGGACGTCAAAGGGCATAAGCGAATAACTGTATGGCAAACTATACGTTCTTAGATACCAAGACAGATAAAGAATTCGACATTGACATGCCTATATCTGAGC